AACAATGCTAACTATGCTAGAATGAAATCTAAAACAGAAGTAAAGTATATTGATAGTTCTCGTAATATAACAAATGAGGTTGTAGACCAAAACAACAAAGAAGCAAAATCAGATTTTATAGACCATTTTACAAAATATATAGATTACCATTTATATACGTTGTTCTTAAAAGATAGAGATAGAGCTATAGCAGATTCAATAAATGAACTATTTAAGAATAGATTAGACCTTTATTCGTACAATAAGAAAGCACTTTACATACTTATTAGAGAAAGAACTGGCGTTCATACTCAATATATTACTAAAGTAGTTGGTAAGTTAAAAGGTATTTACGCAGAATTATATATAGAATACAGTAGAACGGGGCACCTTTCTGTTGGATATAAATTAAAGGATAGTAATGGATAAAGATACTGAATTATTTAAAGGAAAAACATTTTCTGATATCATGTCTGATGTTTATAACAATTCGAAAAAGAAGGATAGACAATTAAAACTTCTTATCGCTCAGTTAGAACCATTAGTTAAGAATCTACAGGATGCTACAGTGATTGTTCCTTTGATTAAAGAGTATATGGAAGTGTCAATCAAAAATGATGACCAGATTGTTAAGTTAGCCGCAATCGTACAAAGAATGATGAAAGATGCTAACTCAGGTGATGATGGTGGGTTTGGATTAACTGATGATGAAAAGAAACAGTTGATGGCAAACGCAGAAGCTATTGATAAAGAAATAGAAGCACTTGATAAGATTGAGGGAGATGAATAATGAGTTCATTTAAAATTGGTACAGTTCAAAGAATCAACCTTAAAGATGATGATGTAAATGAATTGTTTAGTATTGAGATATTAACATCACAAGGGCAAGGTCAATTTGAAAAATGTTATCCTACTGATAGTAATATAAAAAGAATCCCACTAATCGGTGAATCCGTATTAGTGTTTGCTGGTTTAGGTCCTGAAGCAAGTGGTGGTAGTAGAAGAGCTAAACAATATTATTTTGCACCAACATCAGTACAACTCAATGTACATAATAACGCATTACCAAAAGGTTCTATAACCCAAAATACTAAAAGTGTTGGGGCATCGATAGCAGCAACATCTGCAGGAAATCCAAATACATCTGGTGGTTCTGAAGAAGCTAATTTGGGTGAAGGGTTTACTGAAAGAACTGATGTAGGTTCACTACAACCATTTATTGGAGATGTAATGTTTGAAGGTAGATTCGGACATTCTCTAAGATTTGGATACACTCCATCAGGTGCTGAAACAACACAACAACCAACTTGGAGTTCATCTACGGATAACGACCCAATTACTATTTTAGCAAATGGTAGAAAAAGTCCAGGTGAATATAATAAATTTATTATAGAAACTATTGATGATGATTTATCATCTATATACTTAACCTCATCACAAAAACTACAACTTAAAACCGCTCAATCAAATTTAGGTAGTGGAGTAAAATCACAATCTTCATACAAAGACCCATCGGTAGTAATTACATCAGATAGAATATTACTAAACTCAAGAACTGAAAATGTTATATTAACATCTAAGAAGGATATAATAAATGCAACGCCAGGTTGGGCTATGGAAATGGATAAGTTCTTTACATTAGTAGAGAAGTTAGCACAAGAGTTAACAGATTTAACATCAGCTAAATCAACCTATGCAACTGGAGTTGGACCTACTGGACCTGCTACTAATGCTAGTAAGGTGGCATCCATACTTAGTGATATACAGGCGATGAAACAATAAAAGGAAACAACTATGCCAGCAGTTTGGCCAGGATTCATATCAACAGTAGGAAGTTTTTTAGATGATAAATCTGAAAAGACTCATACAGATACCGCTGAAAAGATTTCATCGGAATATCATAAAGCAGTAAAAACTGCTATGACATCACTTCATGCAAATATGGTATTATCGCAACCACCATATGCTCCAATCAAAGGTGCAATAAAACAATGCTTAGATGATATCAGAGAATCCGAAGGTGTTGCAAAGATATATCATTTTACAAATTGGGCAAACACAACCTCTGCATATTGGTTATCTGTAATAATGTCCCCAACTCCATTTCACCCAATCAATATGGGATTATCAACTGGAACGGCTGGGATACCTGCTCCTATAAGTCATATAATAAACAATGGTGGAGTTATACCAGCATTACAAAATGATTTGTTAACGGCATTTACACATCCACCAGCACCAGCATTGTATGGTGTTCCATTTGCAACTAAATTAGCAACGGCATTTACAAATCACTTAACAACAGTAGGTGGATTACAGACAGAATTTGTAACAGGTGGTACACCTGCAACCCCAGTTCCAGTAGGACCTGTGCCACAAGTATGGGTTGGACTAGTATAAAAAGAAAGTTTTTAATATTTATATATAAAGTAGAAAATTATGAAGGCAAAGCAATTAGCACAATTAGTAGAAGTAATCGTAAGGAAGGTAGTTAGAGAAGAACTAAAACCTATTATTGCGGAAGTGAAAAATGCTTCTAAACCAATTATAAAAGAAACGAAGTCTAAACCAAAAATGAAAGTTGAAACAGACCCGTTGGATATTGATATGACAACTATTTTATCAATGGAAGAAAATAAAAAAACATCTCAATCAAAAACGTTTACAAATAATTCAATGTTAAACGAAATGTTGAATGAAACAATGCAAGATGGTGAGTGGAGAAATATGGATGCTCAGTTTGGTTCTAATCAAGCACAAGCATGGAGTGGTAGAGAAACTACTACATTAGCACCAACACAAGATATCGATGGTAGACCTGTTGATATATCTAACCCTGAAGTGGCTAATGTGATGGGTGCTATAACAAAAGATTATTCTCAATTGATGAAAGCAATTGATAAGAAAAGGGGAAAGTAATTAAATGGCTAAACCAAGAAAAGAATATTTCTACAATCCAATAGATTTTGAAAAAGATGTTGCTGTTGGGATTAAACTACCATTCTCTAAGAATAGTGGTTTATTCTCTCTTTCATACTCAACTGAAGAACAGGCAATATCTAATTTAAAGAATCTATTATTGACTAGAAAAGGTGAAAGAGTATTTCAACCTACATTCGGTTCTCAAATTTATGCTTTACTATTTGAACCAATTTCATCAGATTTAAAACAAAAAATGGAAGATGGTATATTAGTAGATATAAATTTCTGGTTACCTTATATAATTATTGATGAAGTTGTAGTTACGCCTGATGAAGATAGAAATCACGTTGGTATCACATTAAACTTTAGAGTTACAGAGCAAGGTGCTAACCAACAAATAATATTATTTGTAGATTCCGCTGGAACTGCAACAATAGAATAGGAACTTATGGCAAAAGCAAACAAATCAGATTTAGTCCAAAAGGATGTTAAACTTATTGGAAAGGATTTCGGAGAGTTAAGAAAAAACTTAATTGATTTTTCTAAAACTTATTTCCCAAATACTTTTAATGACTTTAATGAATCCTCACCGGGTATGATGTTCATTGAGATGGCATCTTATGTAGGTGATGTACTATCCTTTTATACAGATACTCAATTAAGAGAATCTTTATTATCCAACGCAGAAGAGAAAGTAAACCTTTTCAATCTAGCAGCAGTGCATGGGTACAAACCAAAAAATGTAGTACCAGCATCAGTTTCATTGGATGTATTTCAAATATTACCAGCCAAAGGTAGTGGTGATGAGGTAAGACCTGATTATGATTACGCATTGAAAGTTGCAAGTGGAATGATAGTCAGTTCTGATTCTAATAGTGATGTAGAATTTTCAACAAACTTCGATGTGGATTTTGCAGCATCATCGTCATTCAGTCCTACAGATGTATCGGTGTATCAAATTGATGAAAACACCAACGAACCTATCTATTACTTATTAAAGAAATCTGTTAAGGCATCAAGTGGTAAAGTAAAAAAACAACAATATGTATTTACATCACCTAAGATATATGATAAGATACGAATCTCTGATGCTAATATTATTAAAATAAAATCCGTAATAGATGATGATGGGGATAGTTGGACTGAAGTTCCATACCTTGCTCAAGATACTGTATTTGAACAGATAGAAAATAACGAAGATAACTCTACTAACTTACAACCATATAGTGGGGAAACTCCTAAGTTGTTAAATTTAAAGAGAGTACCTAAACGATTTATAACAAAGTTTGAATCTGAAAAAGATTTAGTAGTTCAGTTTGGAGCCGGTGTATCAGCAAACGCTGATGAGGAAATAATTCCAAATCCTGATAATGTTGGTTCAGCGTTATATCAAAACACTGGAAACATAGACCAAGGGTTAGACCCATCCAACTTCTTATATACAAAAACGTATGGAGTTGCTCCAGCTAATACAACATTAGATATTGAGTACTTAGTAGGTAATGGTGTTGAAGATAATGTACCTGCGAAGGATTTAATTAATGTTGTAAGTAAAGTATATGAAAATGATAACACCATAAATCTAAATCAAGAAACTCTAAGATTCGTACAGAACTCATTGGCAGTTACGAACCCAGAAGCAGCTGTTGGTGGTAGGAGTAAAGAAACGGATGATGAAATTCGTAATAACGCAATGGGTTACTTTGCAGCTCAGAATAGAACTGTAAGTAGAGAAGATTATATTATGAGATGTTACGCACTTCCACCACAATTTGGTTCAGTTGCTAAAGCTTATTTAGCACAAGATTACCAAATAGAAACAAAAGGTAATGGAAGTTTTTCACCACATGCTATATTACCGGGCGACCCTATACCAAAGATAGTTGAAACGGAATCACCGAATCCGTTAGCTCTTAACTTATACACATTGGGTTATGATAAGGATAAACGGGTAACTCACCTAAATCCTGCTACTAAAAACAATTTAAAAAACTATTTAGCATATTATAGAATCTTAACAGATGCAGTTAATATTAAAGATGCATATATTGTTAATATTGCTATTAATTTTGATATTGTAGTATTACCTGATTATAATTCTAATGAAGTTCTTCTTAGATGTATTCAAGCATTAAAAGATTATTTTAACATTAACAATTGGAAAATTAACCAACCAATTAATGTATCACAAGTATATATTTTATTAGATAAGGTGGATGGTGTTCAGACAGTACCAAGACCTAATTCTGATGGTGAAGGTGGTTTGAAAATTATGAATAGATATAATGGAAACTACTCACCAAATAAATATGATTTGAGTGTGGCCACTAGAATGGGTATTATATATCCACCTAAAGACCCTGCTATATTTGAAGTTAAGTATCCTAATGTAGATATAAGAGGTAAGGTTGTAACTCAATCTTTCTAAGGAGAATATTATGATTTATAGAATATACGGACAAAAAGATACTACAATATACGAACAAAACAATCGTAACAACCAGAATACAGGTAAGGATGAAATCTTAGAAATTACAAAATTCTACGATGAAGATTCTAATAATGTTTGGGTTGGTAATAGTAGGGTACTAACACAATTTGATTTAGCACCAATATCACAATCTATAGTAGGTGGTGAAATTAGTGGTAGTATAAAGTACTATCTTAATTTAACATCAGTAGCTGAAACGGAAGTTCAATCAGAATATGATTTAGATATATTTCCAGTATCTCAAAGCTGGGGTGAAGGTAGTGGTAAGTATATCCATACGCCAATTTCAACAGATGGGTGTAGTTGGAAATCAAGAGATGGTGTATCCAATTGGAATGCTACATCTGCAAGTGTATTTAACGGATTCAGAAAAATTGATATTCCTACTGAGGGATTAGTACTATCTCAAACATTTACAAATGGTACAGGTTCCACATTCTTAACAGAATCAATCAACGATATTAATGGTAACTCACCATTTATGTTTGTTGAAAACGAGAGGTTGGTTATATCCGCATCTAACTTTGCTGGAACGACATTAGTATTTCCACTTGAATTAGAAAACTCTTTAAACTATAAAGTACAATTTCAAATAGACCCAAAAGATTTCACCGATGTTCAATTTAGAATTGAAAACCCAAATGGGTTAATTCAGAACGAAGATTCCTATGAAAATATGGTTGGTAATATTACAACACCATCTACACAATCGTTTCTGATAACAGCCGCATCATCAGGTCAATATAATTTAAGATTTACATTCTTTGATAACGATGGAACATCATCATCAACTACAGGTACGTTTGATGAAGTATATGTTACCGAACGTGCTGGTAACACTTTAGTAAGAGAAACATTCTCAGTTAACGAAGGAAAATTCACACAAAGAAATGTTATTAAAAACACAAATGGTGTAATGCCAAAACAATTTGTATCAAGCTCACAATTATTTTTCCAATCAGATAACACTGGTGGGGCTACTGCCGAATACAAAAAATATTTGGATTCATCATTAAAATATACAATCACAAATGAATTAAAGTTGGGTAACTACCCATCATATGGATTTGCTGTATTCAATCCAAAAGGTATAAAAATGAATCCAAGTCAGATTACAGGTCTAAAAAGTTTATATACAGCATCTGTAACTCAATCAATGCAATTTACTCCACCAATGAGTGGTGATTATAGATTTAACTATACATACTTTGCGACGGGTAGTAGTAGAGCAACTGGTTCTATAGATAATTTTAAAATAGTATATTCGGGTTCATTAAAAACTCCACCTGAATCTGAGGCATCATTCTTTAAAAATATTGGTGGTGGTACTTGGTACACATCATCTATGAATAGTACAAAGGTATCTCAGAGATTCAACAAATATACAACCAATTTAAATGCGAATGTTACTGAGTATGTAAATGATTGGTTAAATGGTTCAAGACCAAATAATGGTTTCCTTATTAAACGACCAGTTTTACAAGAGAGTGGTTCGGCTAGATATGGTTCGGCTAAATTCTTTTCAAATGAAACCCATACAATCTATGTTCCTACATTAGAAGTTAGATGGGATGATTCCACATTTAATACAGGTTCATTAAGTGCACTAACATCAGATGATATTGTAATCTATCCAAAGAACTTATCATCCGAATATAAAGAAAGTTCAAAATCCAGAGTTAGAGTAGTTGGTAGAGAACGATATCCACAAAGAAGTTTTTCGGATTCTAATCCTTATACTACAATTAAATATCTCCCACAGAATACTTATTACCAAGTAAGAGATGTTGAAACTAATTTAGTATTGATACCATATGATACAACTTATACAAAATTAAGTTGTGATTCAAACGGAAACTATTTTGACTTTTGGTTCAATACTTTACAACCTGAAAGATTCTATCAATTTGAATTCAGAGTTGATAGAGGTGGAAAACAAGAATACTTTGGCGGAAACGTATTTAAAGTGGTGAGATAATGGCAGTAGATAAAAAATCCATACAAAAAGCAAAAGCAAGGGCCGTTGATAGCGCAAAACGAAATGCCATTCCAAAAAAGATTGGTAAAACATCTGATGATATCGTTAAATCTAAAATCAAAGGTAAAACTCCTGATAGAAGAGAAATCAGAAGAAACACCTCTGGTCAAATAATATCCTATGATATTCCTAAAAGTGGTGCTGCTAGACCTTCAACCGATGCTGTTGTAAAAAACGATAATGGTAAGGTGTATAACTATGGTACGATAAAGTTAGCCGGTGTACGGAACGAATACATAAAACAAGAATACTTTAAAGCAATTGATAATGATATTGAGCAATTCACTAGAGATGTATCAGCAAATAAAACTGCTCAGATTAATAAACTAAACGCCGTATCATTTGCACCAATAGAAGGTATCATAACTTCTGATTCTGTATCCAATCTTAAATTTACAGGAGAAATTGTTAGAGTTGGTTCTTCAAACACTTCATTTTTTTATATTGAAGAGGGTATGTTTTACACAATCACAGGACAAGGTACACTTTGGTTTTTAGCTGAAAAACTTAAACTTCCTATAGGATTTAGAATTAATGATGAATATGATTATGGTGGGAAGTACAAAACGGCATTAGGTGAACAATTAGATTATGGTCAAAACCAATATTCATTATATGATAAAGAGAGTTACAATAGACAATCAATCGCATATGTAGAATCAAATGAGTATGGTGGTGAAATTGATAAACGAAAAGTGTTAGGTGATATTGCAGATGATGTTGTATTGATAACTTATTATGTTGATAGAGAATTAGTGGGTGTAAAAAATGGTAAAGCAGATAAATTTCAACAGATACACGTAGTTGGAGATGAAGCTACAAAAGTAAGTTATGTACATTTTTTAAGTAAAGATAAGTTTGTAGAAGCTAGAAAACAAATAGCAACCACACTTACAGAAGATTTAAAAATAAATACAATACAAAAGAGAGGTATACATGATTTAACTGCTAGAATTGATATTGAGATACACTATTGGGGGCAAAGTAGCCCTACAGTAATAAGAGTGGAACCTGTAACAACAACAACTGATTCACAATCAAAAGCTGGATTAGTTCAAAGAACATATACTATTACTGGTGATAAGATATTACCAACACTTAGAAAAATAAATTTAAACTACTTTGATGGATATGCACCATTCGGAGCAGCCGGTACTGATGGTGAATATAAGTGGAAAGTTAGAACCGATTTAATAGTAGGGGCATCTACTATTATTTCAAGCGGTAATATTGGAAGAACAACAGTTACACTTCCAAACAGTAGTAGGGGTGGAAGAAAGATTATTTGTAACGAGCTATACAGACAGGGTTACTTATCAGAACAGATGTGGGATGCTGATGAAAGATATGGTGATATGATGTTTGAATCAGACCCTAAATTGGTAATCGGATATCAGATGTGGGCTAGAAGTGTTGTTAAATTTATGAGAGAGAATCCACAAAATACAAAGTTAGCATATAAGTTGTTCAAACCTTGGACAGAGTATATGGGATACAAAATGGGAGTTGTTGAGAAACCAACTCTTATGGGTAGATTAACTAATTGGTTAGGTACACAATTCTCTTATATGGTATTTGATTTGTATGGTGGAAATCGTTTATTAGATAAGTATAATCAAGTAAAGGTGGAGAAATAAGTTATGGGTTTTTTTAAAAAAATAGGAAAAGGTATTAAAAAAGCTACACGTACAGTTACCAGAGCTGCATCAAATGTAGTTCGAACTGTAACGCCAATTGCTAGTAAGATTGTTAGTAAAGTTCCTATTGTTGGTCCATTGGCAGGTGGTATTATTAGAACTGCTGGTACTGTTGCTGCAGACATACTAAGAAAACAAAGAAATCAAACAATACTAGGTGTACCACAACCATCAGGACCAGTACCAGCGACAGCACCCACAGGACCATTCCCAGATGGTACTATAGGTGATGGTGCAGACTTATACAAGTTTTCAAAATCAGAAGATAAATGGAAGAAAGTATTGGGAACACCAAAGAAAGTAACAGTAGATGGTGTAGAGTATGATTGGAAAACCACCAGAGGTATCAGTTACTATGCAAAACCAATTCCACTACCACCAACTCCTATTGGTAATACGGCTGGTGTTGGTGTACAATCAGGAAGACCACTAACTAAAGAAGATACACAAATATCATTCGAACAATTAATTTCAGGACTTCATTTTTACTATGAAGAAAGTAATTTCAGAAGTGGTAGTAGAAAATACAATGGTATTAACAATTACGCCTTCTTAGCGTATTTAGCTGCTAGAGAATTATTTGGAACTGAAACTCCTATAATAGAAGGACGGGGTACAACGAAAAAGCTAAGACAATGGGAAGCTAAAATTAAATTAGTATCCCCAAAACAAAAAGAAGATGATATTATTAGAGTACTTAATATTATCGGTGAAGATATATTAGCAGGTGGTACTGGGTATCTGAATACTCAGACTAAAGTAAACGGATTAAGAGGTGGTTTCTATGGAAGTAATAGAAATGCAAAAAACTTTAGGGAAGATATAGAAACTAAAACGGGTCCAATTAATAATGGTAACATACTTATTAACTACGATGACCTTTTAACAAACATTTCAAGAATGGATGCCAGAAATGAGTTTATTATGACACGAATGACTTCTGTGAGAAATGTTTTAAGAAAAGCATGGACAGACTGGCGAGGTGGTAGTTTTTCACAAGAAAAAGATAGAACTATAGCTCAATGGAAAAGGGATATAGATAGAGTAACTAATAATAATGGTATCTCAAAACGCAGACAATTTGGGGCATTTAGTTTTAACAATACAGCTAATAATAACTTTGGAAACTCAGGAAGTACAAACCCAGTCTATGATGAGACATGGATGGACTTAATGATTTTATTAAACGCATCGGCTAGGGCTGAGCGTAAGACCGGAAATTCTTTGGTTACTAATCAATACGGGAAGCAATAATGAGTTTAGATTTATATAATAACGGAAGTGCACTTTTAACATCTAGAAATCCCGTAGATGCTCCACAGATATATACGGATACTGATTTAGATAAAATTACAGTTGAACCTGTCCAAGTTACTGCAGCCGATTTACAACGTAGAGAGAGTGGGTATCCTTCAGATATACCACGTACGGCACAAACACATTTCCATATTTACTCTGGAGAAAATCTATTATATTCATATCAGCAATTAGCACGAAACGGAATTAACTCTGTATTAGAAAACAATGCAGATACATTACATGATTATGATATTGAAATAAGTCCTGAAAGGGATGTAAGAAGAGCCAACATATCAAAAGGTTCATTTACATTAGTATATAATTTCTTAGACCAAAAAACAGATAAATTAAAAGTAGAAGAAGTATCAGGCGATGGTACAGAAATACAATTAACACTTGGTCTTGGAAAGGGAGAAGTCAATACTGTAGATGGGTTAACCGATATTTTTGAAGAGTTTTCACTTCTTAATAAAACCGATTTAGGTAAACCAAGAGATGGTGATGGTTTACAATCACAATATGTATTAAACTTTGGTAATAACGATTTAGCGGCAATTACTAACTTTGATTTTACATTAAATCCAAGAAAAGGACATCGACGAGTTGAAGTACCATTTCCCGAACAAACATTCGAAGGTAACCCTACTAGATTTTATCCAATGGCAGGTACTGATAATCTTTGGATTGAAGTATTCACTGGTGGTAGTTTAGTAATTAAAGGTGAAACAATTACAAGTGAGGGTGGTTCTCGAGAAGAGTTGGATGAAAGTTATACACCATTATTAGCAGATGTTACTATAACAGAAGAAGAACAAGAAGTCGTAGTTCCAGCATCTGAAGGTAGTGCAGCTACTACTAAGATAGAAAAAGTACAAGTAGCATCACACTATCCATCTACATCACCACCAAATGGAAATCCTGCTGTAAACAAGGGTAAGTACTCAACTACAACTTCTGATATAAACATATCTTTAAAATTTAAAGCAACTGGTAGAGCTGCTAAATTTACAGCAGACCCATTATCATCTACTTGGGTTCAAGTATCAGGAAAAATGGTTACTGAGAATAATAAAATTCTACAAGCACCTATATACTATACAAATGGTGCATCAGATGATGCTAGAGCATTTCCTATAGCTAAAATGTCGCCTTACAACAAACAATTAACTGGCGTACCCACTTCATCTACAATTGATATTTACGACCCAACCTTACAAGCAATTCAAACTGTAACTGTAAAGTTGTATAAACCATTAAGAGGTGATTTACAAAACGGACAACCTACAATTGAAAAAATAGTTAGAGATTCTTATATTGAGAAAGTTTTAGTATATCCATACAAAGAACGGAAGCTTCAAAATAACTTCTCAGAACCTAACTTTAAAATTGATATGGGTACTTATGGGAAATCCGTAGGTACTGATTTAAAAAATTGGAATAGTTTATTAGATGCAAATCTAGCTACATCCCAACAAATAATCGATAAATACATCAGTGCTTCATCAGCACCAAATATAAATGTAAACTATTCTGATTTTTCAGAATTTGTACATTACTCATCTGCCGTTGAAAGAGTAAATAACTTTAAATATAAATTAGAGTTAATCGAATCATATGATGGTAGAATAAAAACATTGAAACAGATTAGTGGTTCTGAAGCATTAACAAATATATCACAATCTATTGTTAGAAAAAATAATGTTGTAAGTGGAATGGACGGGTTTGAAAGATGGCTGTACACCGAACCATCAAGTTCATTGTATTCACATTATAGTGGTTCTAGATTTACATTTGGTCCGTGGCCAAAAGTTAAAACACAACCACCAGTATTACATTCACCTACTTCTTCAAGAGCAATAAAATACTATAATAATCTAATAGAATCCGCAAGTTACTTTGATGCTATGAATGATGCACGACTAACAAAAACAATTCCAGCATCAATCGTTGAGGACCCGTTAAACAGAGATTATGTATTGTTCATTGATATGGTAGGACACCACTTTGATATTACATGGGCTTATATTAAAAAACTAACTTCTATTCATACGAGAGAAGAACACCCATTTGATGGTATGCCAAACAATTTACTTTATGATGTGGCTAAATCGATGGGATGGAAACTATCACATGGTAAGGATAGGGAAGAACTTTGGAATTACGCATTGGGTACTGATAAGTTTGGTAACCCAGCACAATCAGGTTCACTAGCATCCAAACCAGTAGAACAATACACTCATGAGATTTGGAGAAGAATTGTAAACAATATTCCATACCTTTTAAAAACAAAAGGTTCAGCTAGAGCAGTTAAAGCATTGATTTCAACATATGGTATTCCACAAACATTCTTATCAATAAGAGAATATGGTGGGCCTGTAATCAAAAAGGAAAGACAATTTTGGGAGCATGATAGATTTGTGTATCATCAGAGATTTGATACCGATAACTATATGGAAGTTCCATTTGGTAAGGTAAATGATATTGACCCAATAACATATAAAAACAGAGACCCGAACCCTATTGATACTATAGAACTACAAGTTCAACAAAATATGAATAGAGATACTGCTATCTTTAATAAGGATAGTAAGTTCGCAGTACGATATGAAAATTTATCTGTCGCTAGAAAAGGAGTTAGGGGTAACATACATTTTTATCTAAGTGGTAGTAGTGGTTATAAATCCGCATCTATTAACAACATAAGTTTATTTGATTCTAAGATGGGAACGTTAATTGTTCAAAGAGAAAAATCAGTAGATGATATCACACAAGATAATGAGTATAAATTAATCTATCGTAGACATCGTAGAGATGATATTACTGTATCTCATTCGGCAAGTATATTTATTACAGGTTCTACTGAGCCATCATACAACGCAGCTTGGACTGGTAGTGGAACATTAACAGTTGGTAAAACATTACCTAATTCTTTTCCTGGCTCTGCATTATATATGAGTGGTTCGATACAAGAGTTAAGATATTGGGCACAACCACTAAAGGATATTGTAATTGATGAACATACATTATCAAGAGAATCATATCATGGTAATTCACCATCTTCTTCTTACTTTGATTTGAAGTTTAGATTTTTACCTGATTCACGATTAAAAAATGTACAATCATATGACTCACAACCATCACAACATCCTAATCAAAAAATATCAACAGTATTGGATGGTAGAATATTATCTGCTTCTTTATACAACTTTGAGCCGGATGATTTAAGAGGTGTAACTGATGAGTATCATACAAAAGTACCATCAGCTGGTGCAAACAACATTATGAATAATAAGGTTAGGATAGAACCTAATCGATTAAGAGGTATGTTGGATGTTGACCAAAGAAAAGAAACATCTAAGTTTGATTCAGCTCCAAACGATTCTAATCAATTGGGTGTATATCTATCTGCTACAAAAATGTATAATGAAGATATATACAACCATACAGGTTTCTTTGAAGTAGATGATTACATTGGTGACCCAGACCAAAGAGAAGGGTTCACAGAACAGAACGAACAATTAGATTATTTAAGAAGGCAAGTATTTAAAAAGTATAGTACTAAGAACTTAATCAATAGTACTATCGATATATTGGCAAGATATGATTTCTCTGTATTTGAACAGATTAGACAAACTATACCAGCTAGGGTTGATTACAACTCAGGTATTATTATTGAACCACATATCTTAGAAAGACCTAAAGTTAAATCTAAATCTAAACTTACTAAAACAGAACCATTTTATAAAACAGTAATTAAACAAGTTGATAAAGAACCTCAGATGTTCATCACTCCATTAGAAGTATCTATGAGTGCACGACCTGAACAAGAGTGGACTTATCCAACTTACGAAACTGAAATAAGTGGTGGAGCTGCACCAGATATTAGTATGGAAACAACTCCATTAGAGGATAAAATATTAGTTAGGCCAAGACCATCTATGACTTATCCAACATATGATAATTTTGATAGTTTGGTTATACCAAGAGCAACTGCTAGTTTTGATGCTGCATATGTAACTCATAAAACTCAACTATTCTTAACACAATCATTGGTTGGAAATGGCGAGTACCCAACATATGATACAAAGTTGTTCCTAACACAATCTCAGAATTTAATTGGTGATTACAAAGATTACACAACTAAAATTAGTATAGAAAATCAAAGAAGTGCTTCGGCTGATTATACCAACACTCCTGATATTTTACTTACTACACCTGATAAAGTAGTTGGTGATTTTACATTATATAATACATCATTAAAAGTATCACATTCTATAGAAGTTACTAAAAAGGATTTAGAAGATAAAGGTTTGATTACAGCTAAGATACCTTACGCACCATCACAATATAAATTTACAATCTTAATCCCATCACAATCAGGTGATGTTGGATTTGGATTAGGGTGGATTACAGGTTCTAATGGTAAGTGGAATTACGACCCTATTGGAACTACTGTTCTTAATAAACGACCTGCTAAGTACGCACGAAGTATAAATTATTTTTATAGTTCATCATTATCAGCATCGTTGGGATTATCGTATTCATCATCGTATTCCCCATCACAAGTATCAACTGATGAATTACCATTAGCTGTATTTAATTTAAGACACTTAGGATGTAAGATGAGTTCGGATTCATTAACAACTAATTCACCAGATACGCCTGATGGTAAACCTGTAATTGAAGTATTCCAAGCAGACCCTAATGTGTTAATCAATACATCTCAAACTGCAGAAGAAGGTAATTTAGATGTTGATGTATTAACAGGTCTTACAACTCTTAACATCGATGAGCTATTTATTTCTAAAGAAGTATTATATCAAAGAAGAACAGACTATATGAAAGAAAAATCTGAATTCCGTAGAGAGATGCAACGATTGATTAATATTGAAGAACGTAGAAGAGCTGAATTTGATTTAAGAAAACAAAACTCCGAAGATATTAGTATCAGAGAAAAGGCTAGACAAGAGGAGTATGATATCGTAAATAACCCTGAAGTAGTTAGAAAAGAAATAGAAGAAAGAGAAGAAGAGAACTTTATTCAACCAGATTTACCAAGAGATGTTAGATTCTTAGATGGTCAACAGGTTAATGTTGAAAGAAAAGAAGAAGTTGAAAAAGAAAGATTTGGTGGACTGGCTCAAAAATTAAGTGAACTTCCTGAAAAAGAAAGAGAAGAGTTTATAGAAGATAGAGGGTTGGATAAAGAACTAATTAAAAAATTAGAACTCCCTAAACCGAATTTAGATGAAATTAAAAAAGGAAGAGAAATTAAATCAAAAAGGAGAGGTAAATAATGGCTAAGAAGAAATTAAAAAAGCAGAAAGCTAAAGCACCAGTCGGTAAGCTATCTCCACGTCCAAGAGGTAAAGGGGAAACGAAACCTACGTTTCCACCACCACCACCTAAACCACCTAAACCAAATGAGTTTGTAGGTGATGTTGGTTTGGAAGATTTTATAATGCCAGATTTACCACCTAAAGAAGATGTACCTGTTAAAGATATAGGTGAGGTAACAAAAGAACTACTGAAGAACGAAAAAGAAATTCTAAATGTTAGACCTTTATCACCAGTTAAGATAAAATCTGAAGAAGAAGAGTTAGAGGATATCATCAAAGTAGTTGAAAAGGAAGTTGATACTCCTAAAAATGTTAAGGGTGGTGGTAGAATTGATGATAGTGATAAGGTATCAGAAGAAGATTTCATTGATAAGATTACTAAACAAGAAGTAAAAAATGTAATCAAAATAAAACCTGTGCCTGTTAAACCTGTCCAAGCTTCTCTATTAGATGAAAAAGAACGAATCCGATTAGAGCAAGAAGAAAAAAGACGTAGAGAGCTTGACTTAGAACGTGAAAGAGAAATAAATGAAGCGTTTAGAGATGAGGAAAAGAGAAGAATTTTATTTGATGAAGAACTCAAACAAAAACGAGCTGAATTTCAATTGTATTTAGATGAAGTATATCCTGAGTTTAGTAAAGGTAATTCTAAGAATCTTAAAAAGTTTTCTAAAACAGAACTTGAACAAAGAGAAGTTAAACGTATAGAGGATAAGAGAAAAATAACAGCCAATAAGGATATCATTAAAACGCAAAAGAAAGAGTTGCAAATAAAAAAGGTCGAAAGATTAAAGAAAGAACAAATCAGAAAAGCTGAGGAAACTAAATTTAAAGTAAACTTAGTTAGAAAATCAGAAGTTCATACGTTCTTTGAAGGCGATATCTTATTGGAACAGAGAGAGAAGAAAGAACGTAATCGTGATATAG